AAGATATTTTAATATAATAATGAATAATTAATATTACATAAGTTAGTTACAATACATTGCTTTTGATTTTATTTCATCCAATCGTAGATTCCTCCCATAATACTTTACATTTTTTATACCACCTTCTAAACCATTTTCATTACCTACAACTACTTTGTCATATTTCATAAATGGTATTTGATTCTTTTTTGATACTACTATATCACCATTCATAAATATATCAACTATACCATTATTATATTGTACAACCAAATTGTTCCATTTCTGTAATGGGACATTTAACTTTTTTAATATTATATTTTCATTTGAATTGTTATTTATAGATTTTATCATTAATGTATTATTAATAAAATCGTATTGTACAACAGGTTTATTACCATAATTAATAATATTAACATAATTGTTATCTTCTGTTTTAACTACTGAATATTGCGGATTAATATAAAAACAACAACTTAGTGTGTAATTATAAATATGTTTATCATTATTATTATTATGTAAATTTTCATATGTACCTACAACACTTTCTTTATTCAAATATATTGGTTTGTCACCAAGTAATACATACGCATCACTATTACTTAATTTATTTACCACATATGGTATAAGAAAATATGATGATATTAATAATGTCTCTATTAAAAGTAATACACCATCATAAGATTTTAATGATTTAAAAAAATATAATATTTTGGTTTGTATATTATTTAAAAAATTTTCATTTAATCCTATACTTAAACTATTATTTGATACATAAACATATAAAAAATATAACATATATAACCCCCCACCATATATTGCAACATTTATAATATTTTTTAATATACTACCAGATATCATTAATGTTGTTAAATTTGTTAAAACAAAAACTGTTGTTAATATTACAATAAGAAGTAATCCATATTCTGATAAAAAGAAATATATATTATCCCATGCATTTTTAAAGTAATAACTATTTATATAAAGTAACGTGAATAGACCCATCATAGATAACACATTTTTTATTATTTCATATGTATCATTTTTAATAATTTTATTTGAAAAAAAAAATATTATTATGGCTATTATAGATAAAATGTTAACTAAATAAATTTTTTTCATTTATATAATACAATTCTATATTTTTTCTAACAGAGAAGTTTATTTTTTATGATTGAGAGTATTGAAACTATACTATCCGTATTATTATAAGTTATATATTCATATGGTGTATTTGTTGGTATCCAAGATTGGAAAATTTCGTTATTAAAGTTATTAGATTTAAATATTAAAACCATATTACTGCTAGTAACATAATCTTTACCTAATCCCATATATTCTTCATTTCCCGCACAATCCCAAAAATTGATTCTATATTTTTTTTCATTATATGTTATATCATAAGGATATACATCAACACCTAGTGTTGGTTTCATATCATTGTATAAACCATATAATAAATTCTTAACAAAACTAGTTTTTCCAGTATTACTATGACCAATTAAAGCAATTTTATATTCAATAGCTTGCATTATTAATATATTAATATCAAAATATATGAATAATATTAATCAATTTTTTTTAAAAGTTGTCAAACGCTGTTTTTTTACCATGACATTCTCTGCATAATGCTCTCAAATTCTCTACACTATTATCACCACCATTCTCAAGACTAACTGTGTGATCTACCTCAAACCATGCATTTAATTGATTATTACATATTTTGCATTTCCAATTTTGTTGAGATGCAACATATTTTTTTTTTGTTTCACTTACACTTCGCTTTTTATTATTATTATATCCTGAATTGACAATACGCTGTTCCATTTGGAATTGTTTTACACTATCACCATCACCAATTAATGAACTACTTCCATATTTCATTAGTGGATTTATAAAATCAGCAGAACTTTTATCAATAGGCATATATTTAATTAAATCTGTTGCATGTTTTAATAAAGGTTTTATTTGACCTGGTTTTTTTTTAATAAAAATATACAGTGATAATCCTAAAAAGCCAATAAATGCCATTTGATAGTATTTTTTCCACGATTTTAATATTTTTAAATATTTTCCATCATGATAAGTGTTAAATATTAAAAACCCTGTTATCAATAATATAATAAATTCAAATTTCATAATATATATAAATAACGATTTTAAATTAATGAGAACGATAAGTTTTTCTACGCTTCTTTTTACTTCTCATATTTTTTTTATTTTTTCTTGTTTTAGATTTATTTTTCTTACCTTGTTTAATAATAGAATTCATTTTTTTCATTTTTTTCTCTAATATATTAACATCAATTTTTTCTACTGCATATTTCGGAGAAAATAAATATAGAGTTACTAATTCAGTTAATTCATGTTTATATTTTTCTCTAACATCTCGATTTTCTATATTTGAAAAAACATTCAATTCAAAATAGTTATACATTAATGTAATTAATCCAAATATATCACAATTATTTAAATAAATTTTCTTAACATAATTTATTTTATCAAAAACAAAAGCATTGTTTACAATATTACTATATTTTTCAATAACAACTGATAAATACTCAATAATAATATGAAGTACTTTTTTTTCAGCTACATTCGGTTTCATATTTGGATGAATTATTTTATATATATATTTTAAAAAATCTACATGACCACTACTATTATTTTTCATAAAATAATATAAATATTGTTTTGATATATGATAAAAATCAATATGATTCATTGATGTTATATCATTATTTCTTATATATTCAGTTAAAAATAAATCGAATAAATCATTCAATAACAACACTGAATATGGTAAGTTAAATTGTATAGGTCTACTGCTTATTATTTTAGGTATATTATTCGAATTTTTTGAAACCTTAGCAGCCAAACCCCAATCTATAATTTTAAATTTATCATTTTTATACATTAGATTGCTGTCTTTAATATCCATATGATAAATATTATTATTATTCATTGGAATAATTGCTTTTTTAATACAATGTATTATCTCATCATGAAAATGTATTATATTTTCTCCAGATATATTTTTATAGTTTTTACGCAACCATTTGTCATAATCAATACCTTCATATGGCATATTAATGATAGCTAATTGATCTAATTTTTCATTAATATTTGATTTATTTATATTATATTTTAATAAATTATTGCATTGTTTATCAAAATTTATTAAATCACTGTTTGATATTATACTAGGAGTACAAGGCATTTTATTATCAATTGAATAATATTTCTTAAAATTGGTAATATTTTTTAATTCATCATAAATCATTTTAGATATAATATATTCTTCATCAGCCTTTTCTTTCAACATAAGTTTACTGACATAATTTTTATTTTTTTTTTCGTTTAAACAGGTTAGAGCAGGATAAAAAATACATCCAAAACCCCCACTTGCAATAGGTTTACCACCGTACAATACAGGCATACTACAATTATAATATATATAGATTATTTATCTTTCAGATAATAAATAGCACCAAATATCATTATTACAATCCCTAAATAAATATATTTTTTTCTTTGTTTTATCTCTTCTTTAATAATAACGCTTTTAGGTTTATAATTTTTGTAATAATTATTTAAAAAATTAGACAATGATATTTCTTTTTTTCCAAGTGATTTGTTTATTTTATTATGTATAAAATGTATCCATCTTGTGAAACTCTCTCTTGTATCAAGATAAGGAGAAACAGGGAATTCATTTAATAAGTCATTAAATTTTTTTCGTATATTCTCATTGGGTAAGAATAATGGAAAATTTTGTATTAAATTATAATATTTTTTTTTAATTACTTTATTTGGTTTTTTTGGATAATGTAATACTATAGTATTTAATACAAACCAATAATGTGGACCCCAAACAGTCGGATCTAATTCCATTATAATGAAATAATATAAAAACAAAAAATTTATAACATATAGAATGAATATTACAAATAATTTTTCCTTTTGCAATAATTGTGGTAAAAATGGACATGCTTTTCATAAATGTAAGAATCCTATTACTAGTGTTGGTATAATAGTGTTTAGACCTAGTAGTAATGGATTACAATATTTGTTAATATGTAGAAGAAACACGTTAGGATTTGTAGATTTTATACGTGGAAAATATCCAATAATGGACCCTGGATATATTATAGGTATTTTAAATGAAATGACTGAATATGAAAAAACTATTATAAAAACCAAACCTTTTGATTTTTTATGGAATTACTTATGGGGTGCTAATACAGGAATACAATATAGGGGTGAAGAAAAAAAATCAGAAAAGAAGTTTTACCTATTGAAAAATGGTTTTAATAATAAAAACGGTTTTTATAATTTAGAGAACTTACTTAAAAAATGTACGTATAACTGGAACGAGCCTGAATGGGGTTTTCCAAAAGGTAGAAGAAATTATCAAGAAGCTGACATTAAATGTGCAATAAGGGAATTTCAAGAAGAAACAGGGTATTCCAAAGATTCTATTAAGATAATACAAAATATAGTGCCAATAGAAGAAATATTTACTGGTTCAAATTATAAATCTTATAAACACAAGTATTTTATAGCTTTTATGAATAATAATGTTCAACCAGAACATGAATTTCAAAAAAATGAAGTAAGTAATATGGAGTGGAAATACTATGATGAAGCATTAAATGTAATCCGGGATTATAATTTAGAAAAAAAAAACGTACTTGTACAAGTTGATAAAATTTTGAAAAATTATTCCGTTTATGTATAAAATTATTCCATTTATGTATAAAAATAATAATAAATAGAAAGTATATATATAATGGATAAATACATAAAAAAGGTAAATAATGAATATGAAAAATATGAAAATAATATTAAAGATGGTAAAAAAGACAATGAAAAAGCATTGAATTTATTTTTAAAAAAAAAAGATTCAATTGAATCAAAAACCCATACTATTAATAATGATTACAATATGTTATATCCGTCTTATAATGATCCAAATTTTAATGTTAAGATATCAGAAAAAAAAGAATTTTATGATACAAAATATAATGGTAGTGTCGAAAATGTTTTAATACATGGTGATAAATTATGCAATGCTAAATTTGAATTAAATACACATCAGTTATTTGTCCGTAATTTTCTATCATCACAAACGCCATATAATAGTTTATTATTATATCACGGACTAGGTACAGGTAAAACATGTTCTGCAATTACTATAGCTGAAGAGATGCGAGATTATATGAACCAAATGAACATAACACAGCGAATTATAGTTGTTGCTTCTCCTAATGTACAGGAAAATTTTAAATTACAATTATTTGATGAAAGAAAATTGATGTATGATAGAGAAAAAAGGGAATGGAATTTTAATTCTTGTACTGGTAATAAATTTATAAATGAAATAAATCCAATAAAAAATAAAAATGTTTCTATTGGTGATGAAGAAAAGGAAAGAAAAAGAATTGTAAAACAAGTAAATAAGATAATAAATACTTCATATTTATTTATGGGTTATGTTGAATTTTCTAATTTTATAAAGAAAAAATCTACAATTGAATCTGATGTAAGTGAACAAAAAAAGAAAAAATTAAGAAGGAAAAAATTAAATAAATTTTTCAATAACAGATTAATTATAATCGATGAAGTACACAATATTAGAGTAAGTGATGATAACAATAATAAAAAGGTTGCTAATGAATTGTATAAATTAGTATCACATGTTGATAATATGAGATTATTATTATTATCAGCAACACCGATGTATAATAATTATAAAGAAATTGTATGGTTAATAAACTTAATGAATATGAATGACAATAGATTTACAGTAGAAACAAAAGATATTTTCGATAAAAATGGTAATTTTAAAATAATAAATGGTAAGGAAGTAGGAAAAGAACTTTTTTTAAGAAAATGTAGGGGGTATGTTTCATTCTTAAGAGGTGGAAATCCATATACATTTCCTTATAGAATATATCCCAAAATATTTTCACTAGAAAACACCTTTTCAACCTATAATTACCCAAGAATACAAATGAATGGAAAAGAAATAATACAACCAATAAAACACATAGATGTTTATTTAAATAAAATAGGTAGCTATCAAAATAGAGTATATAATTATATATTGAAACATATAGGAAAAAAAATTAACAATAAAACGAATCAAAAGTTACTTAATTTTGAGAATATGAATACATTCGGATATTCATTGTTACAACGACCACTTGAATCACTTAATATTGTATATCCAAATAAATCATTTGATAAAATTAAAAACGATTCAAAAAGTAAATTTGATATTTCAAAATTAGTAGGTAAAAATGGTTTAAATAATATTATGAATTACACAGAATCTGGACAACCTGTTGTCAAAGATAATTATTCATATAAAAAAGGATATGAAGGATTTTTTTCAAAAAATGAAATACATAAATATAGTTCAAAAATTGCATCTATATGCAATGAAATTGAAAATTCTGAAGGTATTGTTCTTATATATTCACAATACATAGATGGTGGATTAGTACCAATGGCATTAGCACTTGAAGAAATGGGATTTACTAGAACCGGTCGTTCTTCATTATTTTCATCTGAATTTCATGCAAAAAATAAAGATAAGAAATTTAAAAAGGCGAAATACAGTATGATAACAGGAAATTTAGGATTTTCACCTGATAATATAAGTGAAATCAAAAAAATAACCGATTCAAATAATAAAAATGGTGAAAAGGTAAAAGTTGTTTTGATTTCATTAGCTGGAGCCGAAGGTTTGGACTTTACAAATATACGCCAGTTGCATATACTAGAACCATGGTATAATATGAATAGAATAGAGCAAATCATTGGTAGGGCAATTCGTAATTGCAGTCATAAATTACTTGATTTTAAAAAAAGAAATACACAAATATATTTACACGGTACACTTCTTAATGATGATACAGAATCGGTTGATTTATATGTATATAGAGTTGCTGAAAATAAAGCATTACAAATAGGAAAAATAAGTCGTGTTTTAAAACAAAATGCGGTTGATTGTATATTGAATAGTGGTCAAAATAACTTTACTGTAGAAAATATGAATCAAAAAATAATACAAACACTTTCAAATAAAAGAGAGATTCAATTCAATGTTGGAGATAAATCGTTCACATCAGCATGTGATTATTTGGAAAGCTGTACATATGCATGCATTCCTGATAAAAAATTAAGTGAATTGAATGTGAAAGTTGATTCTTATAATGAAGAGTTTATTATAATGAACGTTGATAAAATTATAAGTATAATAAAACAAATGATGCAAGAAAGATATATATATACAAAAGAAGAACTTATTAATGAAATTAATTTAATCAAAGAATACCCTGAAATTCAAATAAATTATGCATTAACTGAACTACTAGAAGATAAAAATCAAACCATATATGATATGTATAATAGACCAGGTAATCTTATAAATATAGGACATTTATATATTTATCAACCAAATGAGTTAAACAACGAATTTATTCCAATGTTTGAAAGACGCAATCCTGTCTTATTTAAAAATGATACTATTAAATATAAAATACCAACAAAAATTAAAGGTTTAAAGAAAGATGATAATATTATGAAAAAAGAACGAGTTATAAACCAAAGCAATATTATGAATGATATAATTCAAAAAATGTATATTTCCAAACAACAAAATAAAATAAAACGTGGGGATAAAAATATTTATAACTACTTTGGATATGTAAGAGAGAGATTAAATACAAATTATAACATTCCTCAGGAAATTATCGACAAATTATTAATAGAAAAAATTATCGATTCATTACTTTTTAATGAACGAATCGATTTATTTCATTTTATATATTACGAAAAAAATGCATCTAATTTAGATAATTATGAATCAATGGTGAAATCTATATTAGATGAAAAGAAAATATCATTTAAAGATGGTAATAATATAATAGAAGCTATATATACTGAAAATAATAATAAAGGAAAATTGATGATTTTCGAAAAAGATGATATTATAGAAGGAACAAATGAAGATATAAATGATTTTAAACATGTAATAGAATCGATTAAACCGGATAAAAATCTTTACAACCAATTTTTAGGATTTACAACCAATGTAAAAAACAATTTAATGGTATTTAAATTAAAAAATTTAGGTGAAAAGCGTAACAAAGGTGCAAGATGTGATCAGTCTGGTAAGGATGAATCTATAAAAAAATACAATAAAATTGTTAATAAATTGTATTATAGTTCCGAAAATACAAAAAATATTTCACAAATAGAAATATGTATAGAGCAAGAATTCATATTGCGTTATTGGCAACATATTAGAAAAGATGGAAAAATATGGTTTTTAACAAATGATAAGGCAATATTTATGTAATTTTAACTTAAAATTGATTTTATAATCATATTATATATTATATAATATGAGTATGCAAAATTCAGAAACATCAAATGTATTAAATGTTTTAAACAATGCAACACAAAATATTTCTGATGGTGTAAAAAATATAAGTGAAAATATACAAGAAAACATAAAAAATATAAGTGAATCATTACCTTTAAGTATGTCTTTAACAAATGAGCAAGAAAAAAAGGATGAAGAAGAGAAAAAAGATAGTGAAGAATTACAGAATAAAGAAGAGAAAAAAGATAGTGAAGAATTACAGAATAAAGAAGAGAAAAAAGACGTAGTAAAAAGACATAAGAAAAAACTTAGGATTGTTAAAAATTATTATAAAGGTATGTTATGCAAACAAATACAAATACATATTAAATATATAAATGCTAATTTAATGCAACATTTAAATGAATTAGTTAATAGAAATTATTCAGGAAAATGTATTGTAGAAGGTTATGTCAAAAATAAATCATGTGAAATATTAACTTATTCAAGTGGTGAGATCGATGGTGAAATGGTGAATATGAATGTTGTATTCAATTGTCTAATTTGTAATCCAGTTGAAGGTATGTTAATTGATTGTGTTGTTAAAAATATTACAAAAGCAGGTATACGAGCTGAAATTAATGAAGCAAAAACACCAATGGTGTTATTTGTATCAAGAGATCATAATATTAATGTAAATGCTTTCAATAAAATAAATATAGAAGACAAAATAAAGGTTAGGGTTATTGGTACACGTTTTGAATTAAATGATGAATATATATCAGTAATTGGAGAATTAAAAAGTTAAAACATATTAAACACATAATATATATTTTTTTATATGTCAAATTTAATACAATTGAAAAATGAAATTGAAAAATTACCAAAAGAGAAGCATGTTGAAATTTTAAATTTATTAAATAAAAAAACTAATATCAATATTAGTGAAAATAATAATGGTGTTTTTATAAATCTCTCTACATTAGATGATAATATAATTGGAGAATTAAAAACATATATATATTATTTAAAAGATCAAGAAAAGAAATTTGCCAAAGATGAAATTTTTAAATTAAATATAGAAAAATCTTTAAATAAAGATAATAAAGAGCATACTACAAATAATAATATATCAAATGCCACATACTAATTATGAAATGAAAAACAAATATAAAGTTGATTTGATACAACACCTAAGTAATTTTCAATTAGATGATAAACTTATTTCTTCAACGAACAATAATATAAATAAGTTTATCAACAAGAAAAAAAATAATAATTTAGATAGTTTGGTTGTTAATAATAAAGAGAAACAATATATTAATAATAATAATAATAATAGTGAAACAGATAACAATATAATTGAGAAAAAACCAGAATTATTTAAACCATCACAAAAATCCCCATTCTTATGGATAATTTATTGTTTTATAAATGATTTTAATACATATGAATACAATAAATCTAATTTATATTCAATTGAACAAGAATTTCGTATTCATATGATAGATAAAATTAAAAAAAATAAAAAAACATTAAAGCAATATAAATTAAAATACAATGAAATAGAAGAAAATATTATTCATGAAAAAAAATTAAACTTAAATTCTGTAAAAGCAATATGTCTAATACATAATATAAACTTTTTTTATACATGGAAAAGATGTTTTGTTAACTTTAAATTTAATGATAGTAACGATTATATACTATGTAAAATAAATAATGGAATAACTACACAATTATTGAGTAATGTTAATGACAATATTGATATTATTTCGAAAGAATATTTTGAAGTTACTAATATTAAGAAAAAAATACTTTCAGTTTCAAGTTATACAAAAAAAGACTTACTAATGATATCCAAAAAATTAAACCTTAATGTTTATGATTCCAATGGGAAAGAATATAAAAAAGCCGAATTATATAGTAAAATTTTAGAGACAATATAATTAATTATAAAATTGATATTAAATAATATCTGATTATAAATATATATCGTAATGGCAGATAAAAAAACAAATTTAAATAAATTATTGAATAAATATGCAAATGATACCTATGGCAATATAAATTCTAACTATGAATTGGAGGTTCGTTTTGGTACTATAGGAAGAAATAGCATTTCAAAAATTCAATTCTATAAGGTAATAGAATATTTATTATCTAATAATTTTTATAAAAGTTCAGATGATCATATTCTTAAAATTCAAAATGAATATATTAACAATAAAACGGGTAGAAAGATGTTGTCTTCTATTAGAACTGAAATATATGGTTTAAATAATATAAAAAAATACTGCCAAACAAACTCTATCAATGAGATCGAAGATTTTAAATTATATAATAAAGAAAAAGTAAAAGATGGAGATGGTAATATAGTAAAACCTATTGATTATCCTGACTTAAATTTTAGAGTTTCGTTACAATCAGAAAAAGACATATTTAAAACATCCAATTTTGGAAAAAATATTTTAAATAATTGGGGAAATAATAAAAAAATTTTTAGACATATGAATCGTATAAGTTATGTAAATGATAATTTTCCATTACGTATTGATATGAGTATTGTTAAAGAATCACACAAAAAAAAATTCTTGATACCTGAATATACAATACAAGAAGCAAAGGTATTTGAATCCAATGTAAAATACGAAATTGAAATTGAATTTAATAATAGAGTATTTAATAATTTATATTCATCATTTGATTTAAATACGATGACAAAGAAACTTCATAATGATATTAAAAAAATTTCAAGAATAATTTTATCCGGTCTTCAAGATTCGTATTATCCAATACCATTTAGTACTAGAGATAATATATTAAATTCTTATATGAACATTATTCACGATGAAGAATATATTAAAAATCCGAAAAACCAGAATAAATATACAAAACAACTATTTATATCGTCACGTCATTTTATTGGACCTAGTTCATACACATTGCAAATGGAAAATATAGTTGAAAATCCTGATTTAAAAGAATCATCTATACCAAATATAAGAAAGAATTACACTGTTACTGAAAAAGCTGATGGACAAAGAAAATTATTATATATCCATGGTAATGGTTTAATATATTTAATAGATATGAATATGAATGTTCAATTCACTGGTGCAAAAACAAATAATACCGATATAGTTCATACAATAATAGATGGTGAACATATAAAATACGATAAAAAAAATAATAATATTAATTTATTTGCATGTTTTGATATATATTATATTAAAAATAGAGACGTGAGAAGTTTAGAATTTGTTCCATTAAATAGTGAAGATGTTGAAAATAATTTTAGATTACCATTATTAAGAAATGTAGTTGAATCTATCAAAGCTTTATCAGCTATTAATAGTGATAATAAATCTCCATTTAATATTGAGGTTAAGACATTCTTGATTGCAAATAAAAATGACGATATTTTTGAATGTTGTAAGCAATTATTGGATCAAACAAATATGGGATTATTTGATTATGAAGTAGATGGACTTATTCTTACACCTGCTTCGTTGGGTGTAGGGCAAAATAATAAAGATGATGAAATTTCTAATTTTAAAAATACATGGGATTCTTCATTTAAATGGAAGCCTGAAAAGTATAATACTATTGATTTTCTAGTATCAACAGTTAAAAATGAATCAGAAATTGACGTTGTTAATAATTTATATGAAGATGGAAGCAATGTAACTAAAATAGATGATATTACGCAATATAAAACTTTAACTCTTAGAGTTGGATATTCACAAAAGAAACATGGTTATATTAATCCATGTCAAATGATAATTGATGATAATATTCCATCACACGATGAATTTGATAATAATAAAGATTATAAACCTGTACCATTTTATCCAACTGATCCATATGATCCAAATGCATATATTTGCAATATTAAATTGGTTCGCGATCAACATGATAATTATAAGATGTTCACTGAAGAAGGTGAAGTATTTGAAGACAATACTATTGTTGAATTTAAATATATTAAAACCAATCCTGAAAAGTGGCGTTGGGTACCATTACGTATAAGAAATGATAAAACCGAAGAATATAAAAGTGGGAAGAGAAATTATGGAAATGCATACCATGTTGCAAATAGTAATTGGCATTCTATTCATAATCCAATTACGGAAGAAATGATATCAACTGGTAAGAATATACCTACAAATATTACAGACGATATATACTATAAAAAATATTCAGGTGAAAGTTATACAGTTGCTCTTAGGAATTTTCATAATCTATTTGTTAAAAATAAATTAATTAAAATTGTTTCTAAAAAAAATGATATATTAATTGATTATGCTGTAGGCAAAGGTGGTGATCTTCCAAAATGGATAAGAGCTAATTTATCATTCGTATTTGGTATAGATATTATGAGAGACAATATTGAAAATAAACTTGATGGTGTTTGTGCAAGATATCTAAATTACAAGAAAAAATTTAAAAAAATGCCAAAAGGATTATTTGTAAATGGTAATACTAGTATTAATATTAAATCAATGGAAGCAATATATACTGATAAAGGTAAGATGATTACGAATGCTATTTTCGGCAAAGGTCCAAAAGATAAAACAAAAATCGGTGAAGGTGTATATAAACAATATGGTGTTGGTAAGGATGGATTTAATATTAGTTCAATTCAATTTGCATTACATTATATGTTTGAAAACAAAACGACCCTCCACAACTTTTTAAGAAATATTAGTGAATGTACTAAAGTTGGTGGATACTTTATAGCTACATGTTATGATGGTAAAAAAGTATTTAATCAACTAAGAAATAAAAAAGAGGGTGAATCGGTTAAATTATTTGTTAATAATAAAAAAATATGGGAAATACAAAAACAATATACATCCGACGAATTTAATGATGATGATACTAGTATTGGTTATCCTATAAATGTATATCAGGAAACAATTAATAAATATTTTAGAGAATATCTTGTTAATTTTGATTATTTAGCTCAACTTATGAATGATTATGGATTCACAGTTTTAAAGAAAGAAGAATTAAGAAAATATGGATTAAATAAATCATATGATTCATTTGACATATTATACAAAAGTATGATGAAAGAAAATGAAAAATTTAATAACAATTTCTACAAAGAAGCCACAAATATGAGTGATGAAGAGAAAAAAATATCGTTTTTAAATAACTATTGTATTTTTAAAAAAACACACAGTATAGATGCTAAAAAATTATCAAACAATTTCATATCAAATGATGAAATTGAAGAATTAGATAATATTTTATTAAATAAAAATGATGATGATAATGATGATAATAATGATGAAAAAAATATTTCACAAGACAAAAAGATTAAAAAGATTAAAAAGATTAAAAAGATTAAAAAGATTAAAAAAAAACTTTTATTAAAAGAATAATTATTGAATCAACCTAAATACATTTATATTAAATATATTAATATAAATGTATTCTTTTTTATTACCCAATATAGTTATACCAATATTAACTTACAAATTAGAATTATATGATAATAACGATGAAAATTATATAAGTAATTCACTGCATAAATATCTTGATAAAGTTAAGGGTAAAATAGAATTATATAATAAGTCATGGGATATTTTTAAAAAAATAACAAACAATTATGAATATATACATACAAATATACCACATATTAATAAACCGGTATGTAGTTATATTCCATTATCTAGATCATTTTTTAAAATGATAGAGCTTTTGAACGAATTAAATATTTTGAAAGAATTACCTGAAAATAATTTAAACAGTTTTCACTTAGCAGAAGGTCCTGGTGGTTTTATCGAAGCTTTATGTTATTTAAGGAAAAATATTTCAGATAATTACTATGGAATGACCTTAATTGATGATAATGACAAAAATATTCCTGGATGGAAAAAAAGTCATTCGTATTTAAATAAAAATCCTAATATTAAATTAGAATATGGTGTTGATGGGACAGGAAATATAATGAATCCAGAAAATTTAATGTATTGTTACAATAAATTTAACAATTCAATTGATATTGTTACAGCTGATGGTGGTTTTGACTTTTCAATTAATTTTAATAAACAAGAAGTAATGTGTTGTAAGCTTATTTATGCAGAAATTGCAAATGCAGTAGCAATTCAAAAAAAAGGCGGTACATTTATATTAAAAATATTCGACATTTTTTCTAAAGGTACAGTTGATGCGTTATTTTTATTATCAAGTTTATATGATTCTGTATATATCACAAAACCAAATACAAGCCGTACAGCTAATTCTGAAAAGTATGTAGTTTGCAAAGGATTCAGAAATATTAATACTAAATATTTTGTTGATGTTTTTTACAACATGTTGAAAAATTTTGATAATCATGATAATTTTTCTATTTTTAATATTGAATTTCCATATATTTTTATAAATAAATTACAAGATATTAATGCTATATTAGGACAAATACAAATTGAAAATATTAATCACACCATTCAATTAATAGAATATAATAATAATGAAAAACTCCATAATATTAAAAAGCAAAATATACAAAAATGTATTAATTGGTGTAATAAATATAAATTACCATGTAATTCAAATGTTAGTAAATACGAAAATATTTTTAAAAAAAAAGTAAATATAAATATTACATAAATATTTAATTCTATTATAATATAATGGCATCATTATTAAACACATATAATAATCATAATAAAGAAAAATCAGATATTATTTTAGAACCATTGCAAGCAATTTTTCAACTTGCATTACTATCACATTGTGATATAGGTTCGAAAATATCCATTCATAACAATATATTATATATACAATGTCCTTCATGGACTCAAGCATTAGTAAGAACTTATTATAATGATAACAAAGAGGAATTATATTTTTTATTTAATGTTATTAATCGTTTCCCAATATTTTATAATTATTTAAGAATAGAGGATAAAGAATTATATGACATATTGGTAAAAAATTCAGTCTCAGGTATTGAATTATTAATTAAAACATATAGTAATACAAAAATAACATTGAAACACACTTTAGAAATGTATAAATTGTGCCTTTTAGAACCTGAAAAATACAATACGCAAATTATAAAAGATAATCAAGAAAAAAATAAAGAAAGAAGAAATAGTAATGCATCAAATAATAGTAATCGATATTATAGTGATGAACAAGAACAATATTATAGTGATGGAAATGATGAAATGTCAGAGAATGATGATTTTAATAGTGATAATGACAATCAAGAACATAATGGTGATAATAAAGAAACTAATAATGTTAAGGGTATAGACATTAATGATGTATTTATTAATATAACAAAATTATATAATAGAAATCACATTAATATAATAAAAAATATTCTTATTTTATTAAATGATACAGAAAGTATTGATGCAAAAATGAGCATTTTAAATGGTGTAAATTATATATTTAAACCATTAAATGAAAAAATACATAATTGGATACAAGAAAAAATTGTACTTTCATAAAAAACGTTTTTAAAAACTATGTATGATAAATACTAATTTAACATATATAGTCAAATATTTATATTTGGTAGTTTTATTCGACAATTAGGACAAGATTTGTTTGTTTTAAACCATTCCTTTATACATTTTTTATGAAAAACATGTTTGCATCGTAAGCGATATCTTCCCTTTTTACAAGGTTCTAAACATATACTACATTCATCATATTGTTTTTGTACCTTTGATTGTTTTGCTATTTTACTGTATTTGCTGTATTTATTGTATTTACTACATTTATTGTTATTATTTGAAATAACAACATTTTTTGCATTGAGATATGGAAGTACACTACACGATAATGATTTTGGATTTCTTACTGGTGAGTTGGATGGTGATTTAAAATCTGTAATATTATAATCATACTGAGTCTGTCTTGTTAATTTTGATATTGCCTTTGCCATTATTTTTATAACTGTAAACATTTTAAACTCATACGTGCAAAAAATTGTATCTGATATAACATATCCTATTGCGGTATTGTATTGTGTGTATTTTTTTATATCAAAATAATAAAAACCCTTGGGTAAATAATTATCATGTATATCGAATATTGGTTTCTCAGTCATAATTAATGTTTTTAATCTCAAAACCATATTTATATTATTTTTTTTTAATTTAATAAAAAATTGAACGAAAATATATCTCTCTAATCATATACAATTAAACATGAGCATTACAATGAAATACAATAACAAATACGACGAAACTAGTTGCACATCAGGTGTATCAAGGGGTAGTATGGCTACACGAACAAACTATAACCATAAGGTACCAGCTTGTTATAAAAGAAGACCATATGTATCTAAATGGCAAGCAAGGAAGCAAGCAAGGCGTAATAATTTGAATAGTGATAATAAACCTAAATTTATGATTGATAATAATATTGGTGTACATGAAAAGTATAACGATAAAACCTCACCATATAATGATATGTGCAATAAATTGTATCCTAATATTAAAAAACAATATGAGACAGAAAAAGAAAATATATTAAATAAAAGTAAGGTTGCAAAAAAGGAAAAAGAGGATTATATGCGTCATTTGGAAAAGGAAGATGCAAATAATAAAAACAATGAATTAAGTGATGTTAAAAAAAGAGAGAAGGAAAATACAAAAAATAAGATGCTTCATCATTATAATATGAAAATTAACAATACAAAGGGACATTTAAATGGTTTATTATCACAATATAAAAATGGGTTATTTAAACTTGAGTTGAATGGAGATTATAAGCAACTATTAGAACACAGCAATCCTATTTTAAATCAGATTAATGAATATAATATCAAATTAGAATTATCAAAACGTTTCAATAAAGATTATTAAATATATTATAAAAACCAAATAAACAAATTTTTTTTATTATTACTATATGGAAGAAACAAATTTGAAACCAAAAATAAATAATTTTAATAATGATTCAAGTAGTGAATCTAATAGTGAATCTGATAGTGAGTCAAGTAATAGTTCTAATTTGTTAGAAGAAATAAATCACGAATATAATAATGATAAAAAAGAATTAGATAATAATGATAAAAAAGAATTAGATAATAATATCAATTTTCGCAGAGTTTTATCATATTTAAAGCCAATCGGGACAGTGACTATAAGCACATTTTTATGCTTACAAATGACAGTAATTTTTGTTATATTAAATATATTAAGTTATGGTTTGTCTATTACTTTTAAATCATGGAACTTTATTATGAAATATACAGACAGAAAACGTACAATTAAAGATAGTGAGAATAATGATTATTTAGAACGTTATTATGTTTTTTTAAAAGACAGAAGCGATTTTCCATTTAATATTTTTGTTCATAAATTTTTAATATCAGATACAGATGACTTACATAATCACCCATGGTCTTATTTTACATTTATTATAAAAGGTGGATATTGGGAAGAAACATTTGTTGATAATAATACACAAAAAGAAAAAATAAAAAAATGGTGTGGACCAGGGTTTTTTCAATATGTTAGTTCAGACCATATACATAAAATTACATTAAAAAACAATATAGATTGTTGGACACTATTTATTCCATTTGCACGAACTACAAATTGGGGATTTTATAAATTTAATGGGAAGGGATATACATATATTTCACATGAAAATTATAAAAAAAAAGATGAATAAGAGTACTTATTTGATTTCATTCTTATAATTTTACTTTTTATTCTTTTTTATTCTATTCTTAATATCTAATATACGTGTAACATGTGTTTTCATTTCTTTTTTAAGCATTGTTTTTATAAAGAATTTGTGTAATTTCATAATATAGTTAGAACAACCTTCTTTTTCTGATAAAATACCTTCTATTTTTTCATATAAATTATAATCTCGTATAGACACATTTGTCTCCTCAATTTTTAACTTGTTCACAAAACGAATATTCTGTGGTTTAGAATAGTTAAATAATATATTACCAAGATCATTATCATATTTATTTAATATTAGATATAATATGATATCAAATTTATTAGCTTTAATAAGTTGTTTATATGATGGTAATATTAAACTCTTTTTTTTTGAATTATAAATAGTATTTTTATTTTCATAGAATTTATTTAGTTCATAAAATAGAATGAAAGGGAATATGTAACAT